CAACGCCATCCGGCATATTATCAGAGTAAACAGCCATACCTTTAAGGTAGTGAGTTCCGTCAACCATAATACGGACCTGTGCATAATGAGAATCACCTAAAGACAGGTCTTTCACACCTCTACGGAGTTCAATTACACCATCCTTATCAACGCCACCTTGATCGGCATAGCGGATCTGCAAGCGCTTTGAATCCATGCTGGCCGGATACTCAAAAGATTTTCTGAAAGACTCCCCATTGTCATAGGAGATGTAGTCTCTTACAGAATGGACATTCTCGAAGTCATAAATATCTTTGTGCTCGGTTCCCGGTGGACAAATGACCTTGATATTGGTCTGCTTTCCAGGATTGGTAACCTGTGGAACGCCGCCGCCATAAATCGGATAACCTTCCAATTCCAGCATATAAAGAGCCTGGTTTAGTTTTTCTTTTGACACGCCAAGTTCTCTTTCAACGCCGGTTCCGACATCGATCATTCCCTTTTCTTCAATGAGTTTTCGCAGAACATCCGCAGTGGCCTTAGCCTGGTTCATTCTGTTTTCCGAAGTTTCGTTCAATAAAGAGCGGACAGACGAGTCATTAGCAAATCCCATCTTATCGGCAATTTCATTTAAACTGTAACCTTTTTCACGAAGACCCTTTGCTGTTGCTACCTGAAGAGCACGACGTTCATCTTTAGCGAGGCTCATCTGAGTACGAAGCTGTGTGGTAGTCAAACCCATATTCTTAGCAATGTCTGTTTCGCTCATTCCGGATTTTTTTAATTCCTGAACACGACTAAGAAAATCACCGCTATGCTGATATGGATTCTCTCCAGAACCATAAGGGTAACGCCCAGAACGCCGTGGCATACCATAATGCATTAAAATATCTTCCACAATGGAATTCATAGCTTACCCTCCTGTTCTCTGATTTTCTTAATCACCTTATCAAAAGTAATAATTCGGTCCATGATTGGAACAATATCTTCAGCCGTTGGGTTATGATACAGAATTTCATTGTTCTGATAGATTCTCAATTCCATTTCAATATCCCCAGGCTTCACTTTATATTCCAAACAAAAAAGAGCGGCATATATTTCAAGCTGCTCCATGTGCGCCGGAATCTTTCCGGTCTTCAAATCGTGAATTCTTAAGAAGTTATTCCGAAACAAAATCGCATCGGCTGTACCAAAACAATTATCGGAATAGTAAAGGATCTGCTCCGGTGTCATCTTAAAGCCGATGGCATCATTCACATACATATTTAATGTCTGCTTCGATTTTGGTAATTTCTGATTGAGCATGATGCACTGTGCTGCAAATGCATGTAATACAGTTCCTTTTTGTGTGGCAAGGAAATTTCGATATGCTTCCGCAACTTTATCCTCACCATAATTTATCCAGTGATATTTACTGGCACCAAGAAAGGCGTGTTGTCCTTCAAGGTTCGAATGATTGTTGAAGTTCATCCAGTACCTCCTCTTTATTCTCTGGACATATAAATCTTGAAAACGACATCTGATTCATACGATCCACATAATATTCCTGATTCGGCTGCTTCTTTGCGCCAGCGCTTTTTTTACATTCTAAGGAAGCCCATTTGTCTTTGTGAAGAACCAGCAAATCTGGAATGCCCTGAATGTAGGTCGGGTCATTTTTCATCACGATACAACCCGGAAATCTTTCTTTCAGTTCCTTGATCAAATTTGCCTGGAACTTATTTTCCAACATAATGGAGTCTCCTTTCAATTTTCTAAAAACTCAAAAGAGGATGTGGTATTTAATAAAAATGCCTATTTATCCTCTCTCTTCATAAAAGGGCATGTTTTTTTCGCGCGCAAAAAAGAGCATAAAAAAAAAGACAGAGACACGATTAAGCATCTCTGTCTAAATATGTAGTTGTCAGCTGTTATTTCTTAAATACCGGATCAATATCCAAATCAACCATAAGCCACCGGTACACAATGTAAGAATCACATCAAGGATTAACCCAGCCGTGCTACGCTTTTTCTTTCCGCCTTTACTCATCTATCGTTTCTCCTTTCTCAGCTTCTATAGCTTTTCGATCTTTCTTAAATATCTTTCCTAAACCACTCTTAGCAGAATCCATAGTTTCAGAAACACTTTCTTTCAAACGTTCTTTCTTCTCCTGCTTCTCAGCGGCCTTCTGTTCTTTAGCCTCCTGTTTAATACGAACGTCATCATCAAATATCTTTTGGCTCTCCTCGATAACTTCAGCCGTTATGTATCTCAGACAAACAGTTGTACCGACTTTCACCTTAGCGCCCTGCTTAGGATTTGAGTCTATGACTTGGGTATCCTCGTAATCTCGATACTTTGGATCTGCTTCTTTCATACGAAGCTTACTCTTTGAAACTTTCAAGCCACGTTCGGTTAATAATTCTTCAGCCTGTTCCAGGTCTATCGGAAATCCCTTACGATATAATTCTGGAATGATAACTTTCGTATCTATTTTTTCAGTCGGTTTATTCTGTGCGTTATCTATTGCTTTTTCGACCAAAGGTGTAACTGCAGTAATCAAACCGCCAACAGCTCCGATTGCTCCTATGACACCCGAAATATTCTTATTCGATTTCGTTCCCATACAATCACCCTTTCCATACTTAAGTAGGAATTTAGGGCAAATAAAAAGTGCGCCCCAATTTGAGAGACGCACCGAAAAAGCGCATCTCTTATTGTTGCCACACAATCCTCTTCGCCGTTCAAGGGTACGAGTAAAAGAGAATACACTTTTTACCAAAGTTATTCCCTTGAACGGCGAAGAGGATTGTGTGGCTCTTATAGTATAGCATGAAGCACACAAAATGGAAAGTGGATTCTGTAGCAGGATCCTATGCCACAAGCATCTTAGCACGCTTTGCCATATCATCGTAAATAACCTTGGTTCCATCTTCCAAATATACGACAATGCTCATGTAGTTGTACGGACGGTAATCCTGGGCTTCTTTCGATAACCGCGGATACACCGATTTGAAATTATTGAAAATATCTTTCCATGTTACCTTTCTCTTTACATTCACGGCAAACCTCCTATCGGATACAATCCACCAAATGGATATCCACAATACGAAGCTCCGGCACCTGAATAAAAATCCCTAGGAATGGTATAACCGAACATCACATCTTCAAAAGATTGATACGGCGGATTATCAACCCATAGCCATTCTTGTGATATGGCGATTTCATTTTTCATCGTCACATGTGCACCATTCGGAATATCTTTATTCACTCGTAAATGATACGGAAAATGTTCGCACAACCAATCCTCGACCAATTTCTTATCGTAAGTCATAAAATCACCTCTTTCTTGCTTCTGGTCAAAAACCCACTTTTATTCGCCTATTACTATATATTTTTAAACTTTCTATCATAATAGTTTAGTATTAAAAGTGGGAAAGTGGGCAGAAAGCCCGCAAACCCGCATAAATACTGGGTTTTTGCTGGTCAAATCCGGGTTTTTGAAAGTGGGCAAAACCGGGCAAATGGCCAGAAATTTGACCAAAATTCATAAATTTTCTCCAAATTGACACCAATTTTTCAGTTCTGGTCAAAAA